TCATCTTCTGACGGGTGGTTTCAACCTGATGGCATGCGAAACTCCAGTGGCCAAACACCTTCTAATGGTGATAATGTTGTTGAGTGGTTAGCAAACGGTAGCACGTCCGGTCTTTCAAAATTTTATCAATCTACATCAATAGACCAACCTATCTATGTGGCTGCTCACACAGGCTGGGATAGCTCGACAAATCACCCCGCCATAAGAGACAGCGCAGATGGTACGGCGTCTTATTTTATCACTGCAGCCGATGGCAGTTGGACAAGAACATCTTCCGAAAATTACACGATGGCGATGGTACTTTCTCCTACCGCTGACAATTCTTCTTGGGGTCGGGCTTTCATTCGTTGGGTAGAAGACGTCACAAATACTCATCCGAACTGGTATCACGACTTTTTGTTCTATACTGGTGGTGCATATAATGTAGCCAGCCAAAGAAATGACATTGTCAGCAGAGTCAGGGGCAATTCAGCCAGTCATAATGAAGTTTTTTCTATACCCACCCCCCGGGCAAACACTGCAGTAATGATTCTTAGGAAAAACGGCACCGAAGGAAAAGTTTATTATAACTCATCAACCGCCGTTCAAACATACACTTCCCCAGATAACGTTACTGCTGACGCTGCTGGGGCTCAAATTTATGTAAACGAGGCGGTGATGGCGGAGGCTCTGTTTCTTAAGTACGCTGCATCTGACTCGCAGATTACCGACCTTATGGATTATTGGACTGACAAATACGGAGCATAGAAAATGGAAGAAATACAATACTACAAACATGATAATGAAACCGATGCCTACGCAATGGCGCGCGACTATGACACTGCTCAAAAGATTGAGTCCAGGCCAGATGATAAGGTCACGATGCATTGGGCACCAGTCCAAAGCATTGAAGGGTTCTTTTACGTCCAGAAGCCTAAGCACCTAGAATGCTCTGTGATATCAAAGTGTTATCCTAACGCGGTAGTTGTAAGCCATTCGGATATTACATGGCCGGAACCCGAAGAGTCGGGAGAATAACGTTGGGAGCCCAGGAAAAGCCATATACCTTCGCGGTTGAGGCAGCAAACTAACACAAAGGTTCACTGCAATTTATTTTTATTAACACTTTGCACCTGGGTTCCTAGCTAAACTATAAGGACTGCCATGAGTTACAACGAGTCAGGCAAGCAAGCTCCATTTATAACATCAATAAGCCCTTCGTCGTTTGGGTCTACAGGTGTTACGTCTGTGACTGTTGATGGGTTCAAGTTTAGCCCCAGTATTGAAGTGTCTGTACCTGCCGCTTTGGGTACGGTCAGTAATGTTGTTGTCTCATCCCCCACATCTACCACACACCGGGTTGTGTTTGACCTGAATGTGGCTGCGCTTCCGGGCTCGGTCACCGCAAGAGATATCAAACTGTCTAATGGTGGCAATTCTGACTCCAATTCAACTGTATCTGTAAACCATGGTTTCTCTCCTACAGATATATCGTCTTTGGCGGTGTGGTTAGATGGAACAGACACCTCAACAATATCAGAGTCTGCAAGCGCGATAAGCCAGTGGGGTGACAAGTCTGGGAATGGCAGAGACTTTGTTCAGGTAACATCCGCAGACCAGCCTATGTTGATGGGTGCGTTTGGTTCAACGCTTGGGCAACAGCATGTGTTGTTTCAGAATAACAACTCGCTAAACGTGGGTGTAAACTTTCCGTACTCAACCGCATCTGGTATAGGCGAGCAGTGGACTGCTGCTGCGGTGTTTGCATTTGACACGGTGCCAGCGGGTAACAATCTAGACCTTTTGCGTTTAGTCAAACCTCAAGGGGCTTCCGTTGTTGTTAGAAAAAACAATCTTGGAAATATAGAGCTTGAGTGGTTCAAGTATAGTCAAGGAAGTTTTGCGTCAAACCCGACAGTCGCTGAACATACAAAGTACTTGATGGTTGTCACTAATGATAACACTAATGTGACTCTTAGGCTCAACGGAGTCTCTCACACAAGGACTACACCTAACAGCACATACGGGACGACTTCGAACGGGTATGTCATAGGGCAGGTTTTGAATGGATTAGTGGCGTATATTGGTGAATTCTGTCACTTCAATCAGGCGCTTTCGGCGTCAGAGATAACCCAGTTAGAGTCATATCTAACTAGTAAATGGAACGTATAACAAACCGTAACCCTGCGCGGGGGAGGACTTGCCACACCATTTGATTGTTTATTCGTGTTGAGGCTTGAGTAAGCGTGGCAAAGAACAGGAGAGAGAGATGGACTTAACGCTAACTATGAAAGATGTAATGTCGCTGATTGGACTGGTGGGAAGTCTCATCTCTTTTTCCTGGTATCTCAGGGGTCAGATGGCAAAGGTAAGTCTCGTGTTGGCGAAAATAAACAACACACTAGAGACTATTGAGTCTAAGCTGGCTGCCACAGACAGGAAAGCTAGTCGTGGTCACGAGCGTGTGGATATTATTGCGGAGAAGGTGACGAAGCTAGAGGTTAAGGTTGAGCAGTTGCAGCAGGGTGCTGTTCATTAGGAGAACCTATGAAGTTCGACATGAACTTGTACAACAGTAGGCGAAAGGCGGGTGAAAAGCCTGATGTCGAAGAGGAAAAGAACCTCGTTGCTCTGTACCAAGACAGATGTCGTTCTGATTTTGAGTTTTTCTGCGCCAAAGAGATCCAAATACGAACAAAGAAAGGTGAGTTGAAGCCGTTTATTTGGAACAAACCACAGCGAAGATTGTCTAAAGCTATTCTTACGAATTGGTACTCGGGACAGCCGGTACGGATCATTGTGCTCAAAGCGCGTCAGTGGGGATGCACAACTCTTACTGCGGCGTTTATCACCTGGGTTATCACACAGAATAAAGGCAAGACTGCAATGGTCCTGTCTGATGATGACGACTCCACAAGCTCGATTCTCGAAATGTACGAAATTATGCGAGACAACTTGTCTTCGTATGTAAAGCCGGTTGTTGACCGCTCTAATCGAAAGCTAGGCTACGCCACTACCGACAAGTCGGCGGTGCGTATCAAGACGGCAGGCACAAAACAAACTGCTTATAAGACGGGGCGGTCTAAAACAAACCAGCTACTTCATTTTTCTGAGGTCGCGTTTTGGGATAGCCCAAAAGAAACTATGCGAGCGGCAAGACAGACCTGCCCTATGGGAGCAGGGACGTTTGTCATTGATGAGTCTACGCCTAACGGTGAAGGCAATCAGTTCCATACCAACTGGAAAAGAGCAAAGTCAGGCAAGTCTCCATTCCTCCCGTTCTTTGTGCCATGGTACGAGATTGAAGAGTATACGTTAGAGACAACGCCCGAAGACGAAAAGCTGTGGAAGTTGTACCAGTCTTCACACAAAGAGTCAGACCGTATTGCCCTTAGAATCCACCAGGATGCCCTAGCACATGCAGAAGCGCACAATATAACCCTAGGCCAGCTAAAATGGTGGTACTGGAAGCTCAACGACTCCTGCGAGGGGGACGAAGAGACTATGAATCAAGAGTATCCATGGGATGACATTTCTTGTTTCTTGGCCACAGGCCGTCCAGCCTTCAAGCCTTCAGATGTAAATCGTCTCAGGGGAAGTATTCACGCGCCAGAGCGGTTCGATATTTTCAAATCGTCAACAGGGATCCAGTGGGTGCGACAGCCAAACGGTGCTTGGCGAGTCTGGGAGAAGCCTGACGAAAATGAAAAGTATGTTGTGACAGCAGACATTTGTTCAGGTTATTTGCCGGGTAAGCAAACCAACATGGATAAAAGCGCCATTGGTGTGTTCAAGCGTTTGAAAGGCGGTGGGGTGCAACAGGTGGCGGCGTTTTACGGTCGGCCTGAGCCTGATGAGGTTGGGGAGATGATGGTCTCCATCGGAGAGGCGTATAACTGGGGATGGTTAGCTCCCGAAGTAAATAGTTACGGCGTCGGTACTTTGCGTGCAATAAGGTCCGCTACTTACCCGTTCATCTACCGAAGACAGGAGCTGAACAGGGCCACAGGTAGTTGGCAGCGGAATCAGATTGGGTGGTACACATCAACAACTACTCGTCCTGACATGATTTCTACAGCCAAAAGGCTTCTTCGTCTCGGGCTTGTTGTTACGCCGGATGAGGTTGTTATCAACGAATTGCAGTCGATGATCCACAACGAGAAGACAAACAAGATCGAAGCTCCAGGCGGCGAGCACGATGATGCCGCGTTTATGTTTATGATTGCATGTCAAGTGTGTACCGAGCTTCCAGAAATAGAAGAAAGCAGCCAACAGGCTACTCCCTATAGAGTAATGGCTACTGGTGAAGAGGGGATCCGAAAGTGGGATCAGCATTTACGAAAGAAACAAATAAACGGAATAGACAGACACCTTGAAGAGATGGGGCTGTTTGAAAGAGATGGGGTCATCCTCTAGCGTTTGGAGAAATAAGATGCAAGAATCTATTGCAGCAATACTAGCTCTTTGTATAGTTGTTATATGTCAAGCTTTCTTTCACTGGAAGGAGCGAGTAGAAATGCTGAAGATGCGCGACGACATGGAATCAGAAGCACGACAGCTTTTAGCGGCAAAGAATCTGCCGGAATACGTTGCGTCTAAATCTATTGGTGGCCCTGCTAAAAGTTACTGGATGTCCGAAGAGGAAGAATACCTTATCGAACAGATGAAAAAGAAAGGAGTCCACTAATGAAAACCCCTGAAAGCTTGGCCAACAAATACGCCGCTGCCGAAAAGAGAAAAGGAAAAAGCGCATCTCAAGTGTTGGCTGAACTAAACAAGGTTCTGAAGTGGCTGAGTTTAGACCCAAACACTATTCCTGTAACAGGCCTAAAAGGTATGCCTGTTGACCAACAGGTTGATGCTGGAATGGCTATAGCGGAGCATATGGTTGGGGCTGGGATTGGAAAGGCCGCAACAAAGTTGGCTTTATCTAAATTTGCTAAACAAGCTAAAGCGCCACACATAATGAAGGGGATGGATGTAAAGTATTCAATGCCAGAAATAGATTTCAGCAAAGTGAAAGGTAAAGGGGGAAAATTAAATATAACGCAAAACCCTAAAGCTCTAGACACTGTTTCTGAAGGTGTTGATTATTCAAAATTACCTCTAACCCCGTCTCCTGAAAAAACCCCCATAAACTGGAAGTTTCAAAGTCCTCACATGCAACAGGCGTTAGGTCAAGACCCACTGTTTCGTCAAATGCCAAACAGTGTCGCCACCGACAGTAAAACGCTAAACATCGCCCCCCTTAGGGCTCGAGAGTTTGTTAGAGACCAAACAATGCCTGTTTCTAAACCTCAAGAAATAGGTATGGGTGATTTGCTAAAAAGCGGAGGGACGGAATTTCGTGACATGTCTGGGAATAGAATTGTCTCCCCACTACCCAGCCAAACGGGAAAAAAAATTGGGTTAGAGTTTGCACCTCAAGCAGCGGCAGGCAAACATAAAATGATCCCAGCCCAAAAAAGTATTCTTGAAAATCTAGAAAACAAAGCTGTCGGCTCTACAGAAGGGCTTCCTGCTAGTGGGTCGTATATTAATGACCCTGCATTTTGGCGAGCTAAGCCCGAAATATTATCACCAAAAAGAGCGGCTGGGAGTCAAACGCTAGCGCCTACAAGAACGCTTGCTTCAGACCCAAGATTTGCAAAGATGTACGACGGAAAAGCGGTTTTTTCTCCAAGCAATCCATCCGGGTCTTGGGGCGGCCCGTTTGGGGCTAGCAATCGTTCTGAACTTCTTGGGGATGTCCTTACACNAGCGCCAGCTCAACTAGCAGGAGCCGCTCGATCTGCATATAAAGCCCAGCCTAAAAAAGCAGCACTCCTGGCAGGCCTTGTTGGTCTTGGCGGTGGATCTGCTTATTTACAAAACAAACAAGAAACAGCCGAGCAAATCAAAATAGAAGAGAACCAAATGCACGGCAAGATGAAAGCTTGGCCGGAAGCTTTAACAAGGCAAATGTTGCAAGAGTTTCAAAACTCTGGTGGTAGCGATGAAATCTTTAACGAGCTATTTCAAAAGTATAACGCAATAGCGAATAGAGGAGTAAAAAAATGATAACGGACGCATCTTTAGCGGCAAAAAATCATAGCCAACCTACCTCTTCACCGTCTTCATCTAAAATGGCTATATTCAATTCTTTATTGAAACCCAAGCCGCCTGCTCCCATAGCTTCTATAGGAGCGCCCCCTTCGTATTTTACAAACGAAGGTTATGTTCAAAACTATCTAGCCGCGCCAGAACAACAAACCGCAACAATGCCATCACGAAGTAAAGCGCCAAAATCCGCAGTTAATTTAGCTCGCCAGAAACAGGCTGCGGCTAAGGCTTCAAGCAATAAAAGGTCTAGAACATTCTCTGTTGCTCGTTCAGAAAAAAAGAGGATCCCCGACGAAAACAAGATGAACGAGAACAGGCTGAAAAAGATTATGGAGCCTCAAAGCAGTAAAGATGTTTACAACAGGTACCTAAGAAAGCTGGTTGCAAACGCTAAGACAACAGCAAGAAACAGCAAATCTCTAAAGTTCGTTCCAATTCTAAGCCCAAGAACAGGCGAGCTTATGATTATTACTGCAACGGGTCAGCATTTAGCGTTCAATATGAACAACCCTAAACATTTGATGGAAGTGGCGTCAATGGCAGCACATGCCGGTATGTCAACAGAGCAGCTCTCTGCATGGGCTTCAAACTATAGCCGAGGGTTGAGTGAGCTAGATAACGTAGAAGGTTTGACGATGAACGTGCCTGACGCAACGTTCAATCCAAATGCCAAGCAGGACTTCAAAAAGCTTATTCAATTCAACACCCCTTCACCAGACAAATTATATATCCCACAAGTGCCTAGCGTTTCGGGGCAAGAAAAACCTCAATCTGGAATATCAATTCCGCAAGTGCCGACAGTTTCCCAGTAGGAGTAAGTTATGGCTATTACCAAAAGACAACCAGAACAAGCCCCTGGTCCAGAAGAAAAAGACTTCTATGATTACTTAGGAAGCTTTCTTGAAGTAGGCGGCATGGTTGCCGGTGGGGTTCTTGCGGCATCCGCAACAGGAGGCATGTCTTTGGCTGCAATGCCAGCAATATTAGGAGGGGTTCAGGCCGGTCGCGGTGTAGGGGGCGCTATAACTGGACTTATAAACCCAGAAAAAGCTGAGGGAAACAGACAGTTTTCTCAGGGGTTGAAAAACTTAACGCAAGGCGGTTTGGCATATGCTGTTGCTCAACCTAAAACCGCAGAAGCTCTTTACGGAGAGGCTATGGCCGCTGTTAAATTGTTCAACTCGACAGACCAGACATCAATTACAGATGCAGATAAAATTTCGTATTGGAAAAGCCTGACTGAAGGCAAGCCGTTTAACGTAAAACAAAACTCTGCTCTTGCGGCAAATTTGGGAATCGATTTATCTGCGGTAATGAACAGTCCAACAATGGGAGCTGCTTTTAGTAAGGGAAGAGTCCCAAGCCCAGCAGCAATTGCTATTGCACAAAAAAAGACGTTAGCAAAACCGTTGAAAAAACCAAGGCAAACATTTTCGCCAGACACCTTTACTCCTCCTATGCAGAGTAATTTTGAAACAAGAACAACCCCATCGTCTTACGGCTCTACTTGGGCTCCCGGTGGCCCTATGAAAATAGACTAAAAGGACAAACATGGCATCGCAATTGAAAGAGGTTCCTATCACAGGTGTTACTGAGGACAGTGACGCCTCCTTTGTGGAGTCTCGTCTGCAACAAGCGGAAAACGATAGAACAAGCATTATCCATGACTGGCTGCTCAACCGGGCGTTTAGTCGAGGGCAGCAGTGGACTCGATGGAATTCGCTAGACCTTATCTTGGAAAAGGAAGAAGCTGCATCGTGGCGTCGTCGCCCTGTTGTAAACGAAATGTTTTCTATCGTCAGGGTGCTGGTTGCTAAAATATTAGCTCAACGACCTGTCCCAAAGGTCTCCCCGGTAACAAGCGATGAAGAAGATATTGAACTTGCTCGCGCATGCGAAGACCTGCTCGCTTATTTCTGGCGCTCAGAAGACATGGATGTTCAATCAGTCAACTTTGCTACCAATCTTGTGGAGCTTGGCACAGCGTTTTGGAGAGTAGATTGGAACCCAGAAGCTGGCGACGATATTGAGACAGAAGATGCCGGGTTTGGAATCTTCAATGTGACGCCTAAGAAATACAAGTCTGGGGCGATGGAAGTAAAGTCTGTCAATCCATTCGAGGTCTATGTCCAGCCTGGAGCAAAAACTTTGAAGTCTGCTCGGTGGATGGCCCAGGTTCATATGGTCCATGTTGACGAAGTTTGGGAGCGCTGGGGCAAATCTGTTTCTGGTGGTGTCAGCCGGGATAGCGAGAACAAATGGCAGTCTGATTATCGAGGCTCAAGCTCTTCTCCCCAGGATATGGCGAGAGTAACAGAGTATTGGGAGCGCCCGTCCAAAAAGCACAAGAAGGGCCGATACATGCTTGTGTGCCAAGGTCAAGTGCTAGACCAAGAGAAGGAGCTTATTGGAGGGGACTTCCCTTTCATTCACTGCAACTTCTGGACTGACCCTGAAAGATTTGAGGGGATCACCCCGCTAACCTATGCAAGGTCTATGCAGCGAGAGCTAAACGTCAACGTGGGCATGATGCTCGAAGGACGAGAGCTAAACACTTTTGGGAAGATGTTTGTGCCTCACGGGTCTGGCATTACAGGTATGACCAGCAAGGCCGGAGAAGTTATCGAGTACAACGCTGTAGGAGCGCCGCCACAGTGGGTACACGGGCAGCCAGTGTCTCCACAGACCTTCGCTATGACAAACATGTTTAGAGAGCTTCTACGGTCTGTTACAGGCGTTCACGAGGCATCGCTAGGTACAGCTTCTGGGTCGGCTTCAGGAAGGTCAATTGCTTTCCAAGCAGAAGAAGATAATACAAAGCTCGGTCCAACAATGATCTTGTTCAAGACTTGCCTGAAAAACCTGGGCAAGAAGATGCTCGAGACATGGAAGCTGTTTGCTTCTGACGAGCTTACATACGAGGTCGTTGGAGAGAACGCTATATCTGAGGTTCGGGCTTTGGGTGGTTCTGACATCCGGTACAGAGATATCTCTTTCCAAATCTCATCTGCTCTCAGCATGAACAAGGAAAGCCGTCGCCAAGAGCTTATGATGATGTTCCAGGTAGGGCTTATCGACCAACGCCAGTTTGCCAAGTACATGGAGTTTGGGGACACGGCTGCCGCTTATGGGCACAAAGAGCTTGATAGGCAATGGGCTCGCGCAGAAAACACGGCTCTGTCTGATGATGGTGAAGAGACTCAGGCAATGCCTTGGGAAGACCATGTCGAGCACATGGAAGTCCACCTTACATATATGAAACAACGCAAGTTCCGCACGTTGCCACCGGAGATTCGTCAGAGATATCTCGACCATCTCTATCAGCACGCGGCATTTGTACAAGGAACTGGAGGTGTTCCCGCACCTCAAGGAGGGCCACAGCAAGGTGCTGGAGGTGGTGTTCCACCAGGGGAAACAGTTCCCCCGGACATGGGACCAACCACCGGGGCTCTTAATGACCGGGAATTAGACGCTGTAGAATCGATTCGCGGACCCAGCCAATAAATCGGTTGGTCGCGTAACGACTGGAGGAAGAAGTGGATCAGAACAGCAATGAAGCTGATGTAATATCAGCACTACAAAGTTTGGGAGGGGAACCATCTCCGGCACAGGAATCACAGGGGCTATCTGTGGAACCCGGTGTCAACGCGGCTGTGGCGTCACAACAGGACATGATGGTTTCTCAGGAAGCAACAGAGCTTGCTGCAAATGCGGTACAGTCTCAAAACGAAGCTCCTGTAGGTCGGACTGTGGATCAGCTCCACGGCGAGATGAGCAGGAAGATGAACGGTTTGACGGAAAAACTGGGGCAGTACGACAGCTACATTAGCCAACTACAGAACCAGCTTGAACAACAAAACCAATACATTCAGCAGATGAATGCAGCGCAACAAATGTTTGCTCAACAGAACAAACCTGAGCCTGTAGACCCGTTTGCTGCTTTGGATAGAGACGACCCCGATTATGAGCAGCAATTTCTCAACCTAAAACTCGAGCAGATGCAGCAACAGCAGCAACAGTTCCAACAAGAGCAGCAGAACCGCTGGTCGGAAATGGAAAGGGCGCGGCAACAGCAGCAAGCTGAACGAGAAACTCAGCAGCTAGCAATGCAGATAGATAATTCAATCAACGCTTCTGTAGCATACGCTATACAGCAGTCTGGTTTGAAAGACCTGTCTGAAGACGCTAGCCAAGAACTGCAACAACTCCTTTATGACGTGGGTGTAACCAAGTTGACGGAGTATGGTGCAGACTTGAGCCGAATGAACGAAGTTCAGGAAGCACTGTCCAGTAGGTTGAAGTGGTTAGCCGGTTTCCGAGGTCAATCTGCTCCTCAAGCTGCTCCCAGCAAAGCAGTTCCTAGAGCACCAATTAATGGTGGTGTTCAATCTCATGTAAAAAACGCACAAGCAAAGCCAATGTCTGAGTGGACAAAGGAAGAGCTTGAAGATGCCAGGGACCGGAAAATCCTTATGGCATTGCAATCGGCAGGATGGAAATAATCTTGCGGGAGTAGAAAATGGCAACTACTAGTCAAATTAGTGAAGTACTACAGTTATATTACGAAAAAGATACCCAACAAACTTTTTCTGACGAGTTCTGGGCCGAGAGTGAAATCTCTAAATCTAAGAATCTTCGATGGGAAGGTGACAAAGTAAAGATCCACGTCCACAACGGTCGTAACACAGGGGCTGCTGCTGTTGCAGAAAACGCCGCCTTGCCTACCGCTGGATACCAAAGCACTGTCCAAGGAGAGGTTGACCGAAAGTTTGTTTACGGTCGAATCAAACTAACGGGACAAGCTATCTACAGCGCTCAGTCAGAAGCTCACGCTTTCAAAGCTGTTCTTGATTTTGAGATGGAGCGAATGGCGCGAGATATTACATCTCTCCGTTCTTTTCATCTTTACACAGGACAAACAGTCGCAAACAACGCTGCTGGACACGCGCTGTGGGACACCAGTTTTGAAGGATGCAACGCTGTTCGCGCTCGAGTAATCTCTGCTCCTGGCGCAAATGTTGTTCTTGGTCACCCAGGAGGAATTCCAAGCACAGGCGCAGGCGCTCTTGTTCCTACCGATGGTGGAACTCGGTACCTTAATGTCGATGATCCTATTGCCTGGGGTACTGCCTCTGAAATTATGGGAACTCCTTCTGGATATGGAACTGTTGCTACAATAAACAGATCAACTTCAACAATTACTGTTACAGCCGCTGGCGGTTCAACTGCTCCTGCTGTCGGTGATTATATTGTTCGTGGTTGGGTTAACAGCAACGAAGGAAACCAAGCTCCAGTAGGTTTAGGCGCTCTTTTACAGTTTCGCTCCGGCAATTTTCAAAATATTGCCTATAACAGTGAGCAATGGTCTGGTCGGGTAACCCCTAACGCTGGCACGTTGTTTGCTTCGCCCGGAACTGCTCCTTTGACCTTAGACGCGATGCACCTAATGGTTCAACAAATCCGAGAGCAAAGTGGTCGCAGCGTAGATTTGATGATCGCTCATCCATCTATTAGCCGTGAGTATGTCGATCTTCTCGACAGCCAAGTTCGTTACGCTCCTAAAGAGATGACGGCTGGTTACGAGACCTTGACTTTTTCCTCTGGTAAGCCAGTCAAGTTTATCTTTGATAACGATTGTCCTTATGGAGTTATCTTTTTCCTCAACAAGGCTTCGCTCATGTGGGCAGTTAACCGTCCTTGGATGTGGGAAAAGACTGACGGTAATGTCTTGCGACAAGACTTAAATGACCTCGATGCATTCCAAGCTCGATACGTTTCGTACTACAACCTTGCGTTCAAATCCCTGAACTGCAACGGCGCGTTGTACGGTGTCGATGTTTCTGGAACCATCAAGTAAGCAGGTTCTTGGTTGGTGGGCAGTGGTTTCGGCTGCTGCTCACCAGCCTATCTGCAAGGAGACAACATGTTGATAAAGGGTTTGCCAGCACAATACAGAAGAGGAATCGACTATGGGTTCCCCTTGAAAGAGTTGGAAAACATAAAGAAGGACCACCCCACAATTGATGTCTATTTCAATATTGACAGCAACAGGATGGAAGCGTGGGCGCGAGCAGATAACGGAGATGCTCATTGTTTGTTTGAGATAAAGAGAGGGCATACCTATAAAGCCATCTCCGAAATAAACGATATGAAGTACGCATCTGCAAACAGAGAGCGCAACGGATCTCTTAAGATGGCTCAAAAGCTTTCTCGAGACCTAGACCAACAAAGGGTTCGACGAGAAAAGAAGTTGTATGAAAGCTTCGATCCAGACAGGATGGCATACGACGCAGCCAACCACCTGGACATGCGTGGGCTCAAGGGTGCACCCGCTGTTCAAATCAGCCAATCAAGCGCAAGTTAGGATGAACAATGGACAGAGTCACAGCCAGAACACTTCTAAGAGACTACATCTTAGAGCCTAAAGAAGGGAACTTCTCAGACAGGGTGCTAAACACTCTCCTTGTCCATTCAAACAACCAAGTATACTCGGATATTGTGTCTTCGGCTCCAGACAGATTTGTCAGAAGCACAAGGATAACATATCCAGCAAACGCTGAATCGCTAGACATGAGCACTGCTCTGAAGCCTGACGGAAACGCTATGGGGAAGTGGACCTCTATCCAGTCCCTGCAAAAGCTTTCTTCAGATGCAGATGTTTCAGCAACAAACCACCCATCTAGTATCGAGTCTGTTTCTCACATTGCAGACCTTTACAAGGACGACCTGCTTACTCCGTCTAGGTCAGGGAAGATTGTCCATCGAAGATTCTTTATTGCGGGAAGACATTTACACTTATACCCAATACCAACAGAGCCTGTTTATTTGCTGGTAAAATACATCCCCGTAGTAAAAGAGCCGTCGTCAGATTCGGATAATCTTCTAGAACTAGAAATGGGTGCAACAGATATTGTAGACTTAGAAGAGCATCACGAGCTGGTGGTATTGCTGGCCACGATACGAGCCAAGACAATTGCAGGGGATCCAGCAGACGGGTTTGTTAACCTCTACAATTCTCGCAAGAAATCAACAATAGGAGCGTTGCAAGTTTCTCAACAAAGACAAACACCAGCGACTATTAGAAGGATGCACTGATGCCCGGTAACCGCGAGATACCTACCAATGCAAGGTTAGGCACTGTCCAACAAGACGTGCAAAATCAGGGCATCGGTGATTACGACTTGTCTGTAAACATAGACTTGTCAACAAACCTTATTCAACCCAGAAAAGGGTGGCGAGTTTTGAGATACCCAAGAACTTGGCAGGCTGCCGATTCGGTCGGGATTACAAACATACCTCTTGCGGCAATTATCCCAAACCCAATAACAATAACAACAGCGTCTCCACACGGGTTTGCGATAGGCGATAAGGTACACTTTGAGGGGACTGGGTCTGGTATAGATTATTCGGTAAATAAAGAAGAGTTTTACATTACGGCAACTCCCGCGCCAGACCAGATAACAATACTACTAAACGCTACCGGAACGCTAGCAAGCACAACGGGGTCTGTTCACAGCGCTGTAAAGCCAGACACCTATAGACATTTGGCGTTTGAAAACAAAAGGCCGTTAGGTTCGTTTATATTTACATCTGAATCTAAAGTAGACTATATCCTTTCGGTTGTTCACGATGGCATACATCCTTATCTTGTTGTAAGAACTATCACATGCCAGTCGGTACAGCATGGTATGGAGCCTGTTGGAACTAATGCGTCCCAAGTCGTTCAGGGGCATAAGATGCAGAAAGCTTCTCTTGGGGGAAGAACAGGGTCTTCTGGCGACAATCAATACAAGCCATATGTGTTTGCTCAAATTGCAGGTTGGGTCTACTTCACAAACGGAGGGGATCTTTGGCGGTGGTCGGACCGGGTATCTGGAGACGACTTTTCTGTTTCAGAGAATATTCACGGCGGCGGCGTTCAGCTTGCTACTGCTTCTTTTGAGCATGGCGCAGACGACCCCGACAACGTCTATTCGTACTATCAAGAAATTCATGGTGCCAGTATTGTTCTTGAGCACAACGGCAGTATGGTTCTTGGTGGTTTCAACTGGAGCCCAGCAGTACAAGACAACTTTATTAGAGAAGGCGAGACCCCTATCCCAACATCAAAAGACCCGACTAAAGGGACGATTGTTCTTGATGAACAGGGCGTAAATGTAATCATACCGCCTAATGTTGTATTGTTTTCAGACCCCAACTTGCCTCAATCAATTCCGTGGGTAGGCGCTCAGTTTGTGCATTCAGGAAGATCCATCACCGGAATGGCGTCATTCAACAAGACTCTCGTCATCTTTACAGCAGAAGAGATGTACATATGCGAAGGCGCTGTCGGCTCGATGACCATGATGAAAGTCAGCAACGGAATCGGGTGTGTTTCTCACCGGACTATTGCCCAGTCTAAAGACGGGTTGCTTATGTGGTTAGCCCAAGACGGAGTATACGCTTGGACCGGAAGCGGACGACCTCAGAAGGTCTCAAGTCAAGTTGACGCTTTGTTTCGCGGAGAGACATTTACCTCGTTTCCGCAAACTATGTCGGCTGATCCAGAATCCATGCAACAACCGATGCAGATAAACCGCAATCACTTGGAGCTTGCTACGGCAACATTTGTAGGCGCAAATCAGTACTACGCAGTAGCAATAAGCGCCGGGGTATCATCTGAATGGAACAACGTTATCCTTTGTATTTCCCCTGCTCAAAACAGATGTTGGTTCTACGCTAGCCAGGGCGAAAAAATGAATGTCGCTTGGGGCTCCTCGCTTCAAGCAAACGAAGAAGATGCTCCTCCATCTAACGGAAGCGCTACCGGGTCCGCATGCACAGGCATTGCCACGCTAATGGTTAGCCGGAGAGAGCCAACAAGATTACTGGCACAAGGCTTCTACATTTCTAACGCATATTTAGAACAACCACACCTCTGGGAGTTCAACACATCTATATGCGCTATGGACCATGAATGGGGAGACCAAAGGCCAGTATTTGACGGTGGAGAGTTATCCATATCGGAAAACTGGTTATACTCAATAATTATATCTTCACGTATTTTCTTAGACGTTTCAGATCAAAAAAGAGTTCCTGAAATCAACCTAAAAATGTACGCGACACACAACAGAGAGTTCAACGCCAACCAATCTCCAAACCCTGTTACGATGATGTTTATGCCAGAGCTGTCTGCATTTGATGCTGATGGAGCAGCGGACACAAACAGGATAGAGTACGTAACATCCATTAACCCGTGGCCATACCAATACGAAGGCAGAAAGTACTTCTTTCAAGACTCGAGGACTAACGACAATTCGGTAAATAGCTACAACATTGGCGGCGCTCCAGCGGATCCTTCTGAGATCCCATTTCTTAGCGAAGAGGTTTTTAGCAAGCGGGTTCTTTTGCAAACTAAAGGGGGCAACACTCAGTTCTACAGAATATCGTTTTTCCAAGCGGTGAAAAAAGAGCTTGTAGGCGGTGTTTTCGTTGGGAATCCAACAATGAAAATAATAGGGTGGCAGGCAGAACTAAAAGGCGGCTACGGAGAAGCGGTATGATTGGTGTTGGGAAAAGATGGGGCGTAGGGAAGGACAGGACAACAGCGCAGTCTCTTACCGGGGACCAAACGCCAGACAACTTGTTTAGAACTATACACAGAATGGTTGTTAGCGAGGTTGAAAAACTAGGCCCAACAATCTCTCCCAAAGGGAACAGAAAGCTTTCTGGTGTTATAAATGAAGTGGTTGCTGGGGAGCATATATATCTTGCCGCAGGAACTTATTACGTCAAGAATCCTATATCTATATCAAAAAGTCTTCGCATTACAGGCATAGGTCGGGTAATAATTGTGTCAGAAGGAGAGGCTCTAAGTATCAAATCAAACAATGTTATCATAAAGAACATTGAGTTTGTGCAAAGACCAGACCCAGCGTCAGTCAGCGCCTTTTCATGCGTGATAAATGTAAGGGGAAGCAAGTGTCGAATAGAGAACTGCCTTTTCAACGAAAAACAGGCTTATGGCATAGTTGTGACCGGGGACCAATGCGCGGTTATAGGGTGCCGATTCGAGAGTCACGCATCGCAAATAGCAGCAAACTCAGACGTATACTTCGGAGACAGCGCCAGCGACGGGCTGGTTGCGGGGAATACTCGAAGCAAAACAATTCGGTCATATGCTCTGTCGTACAAGACAGGTACGGATATGTCACAGTCAGTAAATGGACCAGCATCAGCGATTGAAGTAAGGCCATAGGAGAACGCAATGGGTTTAGGACCAGAACTACAAGCAATTAGCAACGGCGACGCTGTAAACGCAGACAAGGTGTACGGCAACGACCAGTCTTTGCGGGAATTTATGACATCAATTCCTGTTGAAAACCTGTCAAAACCAACAGCACTATCGACACTAACGTTTACCCTTGAAGGGGAAAAGACCGTTGCAACAGCGAGCCCTAGCCGACAGGTTGTTTATTGCTTTGGAGACCAGAAAGCCGGATTGTCTACCGCAACAACAACAAACCTACTGTACGTTATTGCTTCAGGCGAAATGATAACGACTGCCGGTAGTGGTTCTCAAACAGTTACGATAAGCTTAGAAAAATGCTCGAACAAATCTTTTACAGTAGGGGTAACAAACATTATTACCCTTTCGTTTGATGTCTACCCAGCAACAACTCCTCTGCCTTATGTAGTCGCTCTTTCTGAACAAGAACTACTGCCATCTGTTGGGGTTGCAACAAACAAATTGGTACAAGACGCTGTTATTAGCTCTGCTGGAACAATAACATCAGGACATTATGTAAGAGCGAAAATGGTAGTGACAAACGCCAACACTGGGGTTGATATAAAAGTGTCGAATGTCCAGGTTGTTGTTACGGCAAAAACAATGCATCAGGAGTAAGAAATGGCGTTCATGAACAAAGACGGTCAACCCGCAGGGCTAGGGAATATGAGGGCTCAAGAGCTTGGATACCCAACATCTGGGGAAATGAACATGTCCAAAGGTTTGACCCCTCCACCTCAAATGCGTCAGACCCCGTATCAGCACCAGCAAAACACTGCTCCACAGCAAATGGACAGAGGGTTTCTTCAGCCAGTCCAACCGCTGAATGAGGGGGTTCAAACTCGCGGAGCGCAATACGATTTGACGCCAAGCCGGGTAAGCCCTGGTGTTGCAAGTTTTCTCCGCACAGATGCAGTTATGAAGCAGAGCGGCGCTCAAAGACATGACTTGATGGGGCGTCTTGAAGGCCTGGAAAAAAACCAGCAACAGGTTATTCCTGGTGTGGACAACACAAAGCTGGCGACTCTTGTTCAGATGGCAAAAGCAAGACCACAGCAAGGAGCTATTCCACAGCAGTTTGGAGGAATGCCAGCTATCCCAACACCTCAAGAGCAGGCAATGTTTGCACAACAAGCAGAACAGCCTTCTCAGTTCCAAGAAGATCCAAACGAGCTTCCTTCTTACGGAACCAAGTCAGACCACATGGGCACGGCAGAGCAGGCCGCTCAAATGGGCTACGAAGCAGAGCCGTCTGAACTAGCGAGAGCACGCTCTGAGTTAGGCGGCACCGCAGAAGAAGCTGCTGCCAAAGGGTTTGCCCAAGGTCAGGAGTCAGAGACAATGCCAAGCCTGTCTCCAGAAGAGCAGTCTATGGCTGACGCGAAAGAGATATACTCACAAGCACTAAGCATGCTCGAGGAAGGTGGTGCTATCGACCAAGGCATGATGGCGATGGCAAACCAGCAAATTGCAGCTAGAGAGCGAAGGCTAAGAGCAGAGCTAGCCGCGCAAGGTGGCGGGGCAAGCATGGTCGGGAACCCCGCGCTTGTGCAACAGCAGTTCAACGCAGCAAGAAGCCTTATGGAAGCAAAGGGTGCGGCGCAAAAGATCCGTCTAGCCGGGTTGATGCAGATTGCTCGAGATACAAACAACAGAGAGATGGCTGAGAAAGTTCTTGAGTCCAAGAATATGTGGGCATTTGCAAACACTCTTGCTCAACAGGGATTTGATATGGACGAGGAGTCGGCAATTGCATTTATAGAACTGGCTCAAGGAACAATTACAGTAGAAGAGTTTCAAGACAAAATGAAATCAAAAGAAGAAGAAGAAGAAAAGAAAAGTGAAGAAAANCAACCTAAAGGAAGCAAACCTCCATCTAGGTCAATTCCAGAAACCGCTGCTGCTCCATATTCAGGAGACATATCTGAACTAGACGACGGCACAATGTATTACTAGGAGGCAACAATGGCCAGACCACTACCATCACCAATGGCTCGAATGGCACAAGCCAGAACAGCCCGAATGGAAGCATTAGACCGGGCAACAACTGCTCGTCTAGAAAACGACACGTCTAGTGCTATTGCTCGGTACATTGCCCAGTACCACCCGTCGAACCAAATAGAGATGGGCGGCAACCCACAGATGTTTGCTCAACAAGAAAATGCCCAAGCACAAGCACGGATGGGTCACCAGCTTATGGGTCACTACCAGCAGATGGAGCGCCAGCTTCTAACAGACGACCTTACTCGTGAGCGCATGGAGGAAGAGTATCGCTTGCGAGACCTTGTTCGTAGACGAGCGCACTGGCGAGGTCGAGGCTCCAAGAAAGACCGTCTTATCAACCGATACGAAAAGTATCAAAGCATTGCTACTGCGGAAGGGAACTCGGCAAAAGGGATTGCAGCAAAGAAGAAAGCAGACCAAATGCTGGCAAAGTATTCTTGGATTGCAGATAGCCCAAGAGCAATTGCCCCGGAAGAGCTGCCAAGAGAGGCTTTAACTCCAAGAGAGTGGCAAGCTCAGAATAGAAGAGTAGCATCTAACCGTCACAGCGTAGAAAGCATGACCTCTTTGGCTGGGCAGAGTTTCAGACTAAAGAAGGAAATTGCTGATATAGAATCGTTAGCAGGAAACAAATACTCTGCTTTTGAAGCTCAAGAAAAATACGGAGACCTAAAATTGGCTTTACAAAAGAGACGAGAACTATTGCAACAGATAGAGTCTAGAATGTCTGTATTGCAAAATATGGGCGGCACTGCGCGGCTAAGACCAATAAGATCCCCAACACAGATTCCCGTGATCAAACAGAAAATAAACCACCAAACAGGGCAGACGGCCACTTTCAACCCTAGCACAAACTCTTGGGACATAAGATAAGGCGCAAAACCATGGCTATTCCACCTCCACCTCCAGGGTTTGTTGATATTGAAGAAGACCAGGAAGAGCTTCAAGCAATACCCCCTCCACCTCCAGGTTTTGTTGATATCGACAGTGTTCCTGTAGAAAACACGATTAACATGAACATGCCCCCTCCACCTCCAGGGTTTGTTGATATCAAAGAAAACAAAGACCCGCTTCTAACCGAGCCAAGCCCCTTCGTAAGGGGAGCGCGGGAGGTCATGTCGTTTGACTGGATGAAACGTGGGGTCGCTAAAGCTATTGGAACCGAAAGCCTACTCCCCCCTCAACCAGGGCAAGCGGAAAAAGAACTGGGCGTTTCAACCGGCTCAGAGTATCAGCTCGCTCTTCAGAATGCAGAGAGGAGTCAAGGTGAGCCTGGGGTTATCAAAGGTGGAATCCAGTTTGCGGCAAACTTTATTGGAGGAATTGCATCTGTTGTGGGGTCGCCGGTATCAATGGTTGTTGAGCTTGGCTCTGCTGCAATGAGAGAAGTGGGAGAGGCCACTGCTCGCATGTTTGCCAAACAAGTGCTCGGGCTAAAGGATAGTGAGGAGTACAACGAGTTTGGGCAAGAGGGCGGTTATAGTGCAGAAGCAGCAATGCGGAGGGCTATACAAGAGGGGCATTTATCTTGGTCTGGTCAAGGAAAGCGAATAGCAATAAGAAGTACGGAGGGGTTCAAGGCGATGGTGCAAAGCCTGTCGCCTGCTGCAACAGCCGCTGTTGTCGCCAGAGACGGGGAAAGACTTCAAGCATTCAAAGAGTCAGCTTATATGTACCCGGTAGAAAGTGCGCTAGGGCCTCTAATGATCCTAAAAGGGGGTGGCCGTTTAGGGGGCAAAGCAAGGACTGTCTCTGTTGAAACAGGAAAAATCGCAGGAGATTCTGTTGGGCCCAGGGTTGGCGTAAAGAACATTCGCGGCAAAAGTAAGAAACTAAACAGCCTTGGCGTATTCATGCATGATTGGACGCACCACTCTCTTAGGCCATACCTGTGGGATACAGCCCAACCTAAACGCATATTCATTGACGAGCTTGTTCACAACGCAAGAACAAAAAGAGGGGCAAAGACAGCTAAAGCGCTCGAAGAATACGAAAAGATGCAGCCTAAAATTAAGGAAGCTGTAGGAGAGATTCGAGACGCTGCAAGAGAAGGCGGGGTTGAGCTTTCAGAAGCAGACGTTCTTCTTGCATTAGAGAACAAAGTTAGACCAGCAATGGCAGGAGACGAGCCAACCTATATGACGCGAGAAGTTGTTGACTCTTACGTAGCCCCAGAATCCGTTCTAAGGGACGCTGAGACAATAAAGCGAACAATGTACCAATATGGCGTAGACGAGCCTCTGACGGACGTGTGGATGGCTTATCTGCACAAGTCTTCTGTAGATATTGCTAACACTGTAAAGAGGAAAGAGGGGCGGGTGCTTCTTGATAAACTAGACATGCACAATATTGCATCTGATGTCGCTATGTACAGCGAAATGAAGAACAAGATGATGGGCATGAT